TCCATCCAGTGTCCACATAAGTATCGCTGCGTAATGTAGAACTGTTAGACAGGATAGCGTGAGTTACACTAACTAACGGAGTCGTTGCAGTGGTTACATTAGGCAGTGAGTTCTTTAGAACTGTTTTGATTAGGCGGATATGGTCGTCGCCCTGCGAGATAGAGTCTGAACCACTAGGGTTAGTGTTTACCAGACTATTGATGTATGTTGCGCTTTCTAGTGCCATAATTTATACCTTTGGATACTTATCTTTAACTGCCTGTAATGTTGAAGCCATTTCTGAAGGAAATACACCAGCATGAAATAGCGCATCTAATTGATCGCCTATAGGTGGATATGCTGTTGCTCTGTTACGGGCGTACTCTTTAGAATCAAATTCTTCTTGCTTGCGCTTCAATTCTGAGTCAAGAAACTCTTTAGTCGGCTTCTCCTGCCCCCCATGAATAACAAGGTTTTCATACACTTTATTTTTTGAATCAGACCAGCCAAACCATTGACCAGTATGTAAATGAACCAACACATCTTCAATATGATCTACTCTAGCCATTTTATGTATCCGCCAATTTTATAAAAGTAAATGTAGTTAGGTTATTAGAAGTAGAGCCTCTAGTTATTGTTGATCCAGTTACAGTGCTGACTCTAAAGCTAACCTTAACATTTGCTGTATCTGTTACATCAACAATAGCTTGACACATACCGCTATAGTCAGTGGAATCGCCAGAGTTATAGCCACTATTCGATGAATTTGCAACGGTCACATAAGTTGAATCATCGAGTGTTACATCAATATTTATCCCGTGGCTTCTCTCAGACGAACTTGATGCGGTTCTACCACATAAATTCGCCTCTATAAGATAATAACCTGTCTCTGGAAAAGTGAATACACCAGATGATTCGGTCATAGCAGACCCAAGTGTTGCCTGTTGTGCTGTGTCAACCCTTTCTAAGTTAGTTGCTATTGGATTAACTGTTCCCGTAAAATCTGTGGTTAATCTCCACTGGTCAGCTATAGTAAGACCGCCTGCTGGAATAGATGCCCACACTGGGTTTGCTCCAGTACCTAAGGTCTTTAAGAAATCTCCAGAAGTGCCAAAACCTAATCTTGCGGGTGCGCCGGATGCCCCATAATAAAGAATATCGCCTTGAGTTCCATCCTCTAACTTAGCGAGGGTTACATCATCATCAGCAATATTGGCAGTAACTACCTCACCAGTGCCTAGTGTTCTTACTCCGCTTGTTACTTTTGTTAATGCCATAGTTTATACCTTTGGAAATTGATCCTTAACGGATGCTATATGATCTTTCCATGTCGTTGTGTCGTTGACGCTATCCCAGTATTGCATATCTAGTTGGTCACCAGTGGATGCGTATGCTGTTGCTCTGTTACGGGCATATTCTTGAGCATCATATTCAGACTGCCATACGGTAGAAGAAGTTGAAATCTCCCCCTCTGTTGGTTGAGATTTATTCGATATCCATCGAATATACACACCATCCCCATCATCTTGAAGAATGAAATCTTGATGGTTTACAAAACCTAACCGCTCTAATCCTCCAGCATTTATCATTATGTTATCCTCTGGATCATCATGTAAGTCCCCGCACCACTTATTGCGTTTCTTGCTGACGGGTCGCCGTTAAATACATACGACTCGATATAATCACTAGAGGCAAGAGAAAGAACAGTTGAGGTAATTGCGGTTAGATGCCCCGCGCTGGATGTGTTATTTCGTGCATTACAAACATCAGCGCCATTTTTATATATAAAGTTTTGCAGCTTCTTATCTGACGCCATATCCCCCAAATGAGTTTGAACAATAACAAAGTATCTTCCTGCTGTTGTTACTGTAAACTTATTTGAAGCAAACTCACCACCTAAGTCCCAAGTTTCTGTATCAAGAAGAACTTTAACGTATGAACTCCCAGCTATACTTTGGCTACTAGATAAAGTAACATGACAACCACTTACAGTATTTGGGTTTGTATAAGATGCCGCCGCCCAACTATTATCCCCTCTTAAAAAAGTAGTTGCGTCCGCTGTCCCTGTGGCACTAAGCATAGCTATATCCACTGCGTCAGTAGCGATAGTAAGAGCCGTAGCACCAGTAACATCTCCGGTATGCGTGGCGTTTGTAACCTTGGCGGTATTGGCAGCAATAGAAGTATTAATAGCATTGGCTACCTTGTCAGCAGTTACAGCATCATCTACTACCTTATCAGTTGTGATAGCACCATCAACTATGTCGCTAGACGTTAGAGCAACCGTAGGTCTTACTTTGCCCATGTAACTCATTACGTTATCTCCAGCACACCTATAACACACTGAAGGTCGCCAGTAGCTGACGCCGTAGCTGCTAAGATGTCTCCAGCCTCAAGGTTGACTGCCTTGTCTACCACAAGGGTTGAGTCAGCAGGAACAGGTACAGTCTTCGCTATATAGAAATATGTACTACCACCGTCTGTGGTGCATTCTAATGATGCGTCTACTGAGTTTGTTCCATCTATGTTTGCTAGGTAGACAGCGTTGACAACCGCTGCTGTTGCTGCGGGGCAAGTGTATACAGTAGTTCTTGAATCACTAACTGCGACTCCCGCATTCTTAAAAGTGTTAGCCATATTAGCCTCCTAAAGCTAGAGCCATTGCCGCTGCATTATCTACTGCTTCTTTCCATGCCACGCCATTTGTTGCGGTAGAATCCGCAGTTAAAACATAATCGTTTGTTCCTACTGGTAACCTTGTTTCAGAATCTACTGTATTATATACAAGCAAGTCACCTTTCGTTGTCAATCTGTCAGGGGCTACAACATCCACCTTCTGCCATTCGTTGGAAGCGGTAGAATACTTCAAGTATTGGTCATTAGTTGCTGCGGTCGCGCTAACTGACTGGCCTTGTATCTTTACTACTGATACTGCACCAGTATTAGCCATAGTAGCATCACCGGAGAGCGTAGCAGTTGTAAATCCAGTACCATCACCAATTAGAAGTTCCGTATCCGCTACTGTAACATTAGACGGAACACCTGACGAATTAGCATTCCTTACCTTAACAGTATTCGCGCCCATATTAGCTAGTTCTGCATCAGCAACACCAGCGTCTTTTATTGTTACTGCGCCAGAAGAAACAGAGAAGTTGTCAGAATGGAAGGAAGCCACACCTTTAGCTGAAGTAGTTGCATCCTCACCAGCTATAGTTACGGTCGTTCCTGTTGCCGAACTTGCAAGACCTGATCCCCCTGCAACGGTAAGACTTTCAGAATCTAGGTCAATATCTATAGTGCCAGAATCTGTGATTATATCAAGGTCTTCGCCAGTAACTGTAGCGTCTACATAAGCCTTAATTGATTCAGAAGTTGAAATAGTTGTAGCACTTGCACCAGACATAGTGTCACTATCAAGAACAGCTGACCCAGAAATACCGGTATTAACGACTGGGCTTGTCAGTGTTGGGGTGGTTAATGTCTTGTTTGTTAGCGTATCAGTAGTAGCCTTACCAACCAGGGTATCCGTTGCGTCAGGTAATGATACTGTTCTATCTGCTGTAGGGTCTACGACACTCAGTGTAGTTTCATAGGTATCATCAGTGGCACCCTCAAAAATGACAGTAGCATCTTCAAGTAAATTTACTGAGGTACTTGCTGATACCGTTGTGCCAGTAATAGCCGCAGCAACAGCCCCGCCAATTACAGCCCCATCTATTGTGCCAGCATTAATATCTACTGAGTTGCTTGTCTCAGGATCAATAGCTAGGGTAATCCAAGCATCATTAGCCTGATTCCTTATCTTCAGTAAATTAGCAGTCGTATCTAGCCAGACAAGGCCCATAGATTCAGCAGCATTACCACCCCCTATTGGGTCAGTAGCCTTGGCTATAATAACCTGAACCGCTTGATCCGGGCCTACACCAGTATTCGCAGTAGAATCCGTTCCTGCTGGGAATGTCTTCTGAAGAATTTTCTTGACGAACCTAAGAACGTCATCGCCTTCCGAAACCAGATCAGATGAGGTGGGATTTAAGCGACTAAGATCGCTGATGTAATTTCCAGTATCTAATGCCATTATGGATATCCTGTAGTGTTCATAACCCTCAACTCAGAACCTGAGTGACGGTCAAAGATGTCTCTTTCTTGTAAGTCTTGCGCTACCTTCTCTAGCATAGTAGCCCATAGCTGAACCCTACCATCGTTCATCAGGAAAGGTTCTGCTTCCAATAACGCCCCGTATAAATAGATATCTGGATTCTCTGTCAGCATTGTTTCTGTAGTATTAGAGTCAGATAGATTATCAATCTTTTTCAGATAAAGCATAGAAGTAGTATAAGCCGCATCTGGCGATGGGCCTACCCTAATCTTTCTTGTACCGGCATCAGAAAACAAAGTAAAGGCTTGCGGCCTCCCACCAGTGCTACCAGCCCACACCCTATTCATCATTTCTGGTGTGATATAAGATAATGCAACTATTGGGGAGGTCGTTAAATGAAATTCCTTCATCCCCGTAAATCCCGCAGGAAGGCTGTAATCCCTCGTACCACCAACCATCGTAATGGCTGTGCTTACATTCTCCATAAGGGATATACGCAGATTGCGATTCATTTTCGCCTCTGCCAAAGCTATAAACTCTGGTATCCTGTCGGTCAGATCAGCCCTGTCGAGCCAGTTGGCTACAGCGGTCTGTAGCTCGCTGTAGGTGCTAATAGCCATTAGACGTTACGGGCTGAGAAGAATACGTTCTGATTTAAGATTGGATAATTTCTTTGTGTGCGTCCTGCGACACCGAATGCGTATAACCACATAATTAAACCCTCGTTGGTGTAGTTCTAAAATATTTATTATCTGGATCGTTTAGATACTTCTTCATAAGTTTATGATCTTTCTCTATCGCCCCGTTTGTTTCTTTCATCCATTGCGCCCATACATTCGTTGGAATGGATGCTACCCTTACCCCATCTCCCGCCTTACCAAAGGTTCCTTTATCACCATAGTTGTTATAGGCCGTCTTATTCTCTTCCAGAATCGGCCCAACATCCTGATGGGTATTGATAGTAAATTCAGTTTCATCCGCATTGGGATGAAACGTGGTTACTGGAGTTGGATTATCTTTCATTGTAAATGATACCTTGGATCATTACCTTCTGCTATTCTATTAACCCTCTCCTTTAGAGAAGGTGGCTTTTTTTTGCTAGGCTTTTGGGACTCCTTCTTCTCCAAGTCCTTTATAGCCTTTTTCAAATCTTCCTTGGAAACCATGCTTGTTCCTTTAAGGGCAAAGCCCCCCGAAGGGGGCTAAACCTGTTCTTACTTTGCGCTCTTGATCTGAC